CCAGATATTGATCAAATCAGCTTCAGATTTAATCTCGACAGAGAACCCCAACTACCAACAGGTAGCTGCACGACTGCTTAATATGTCGTTGAGAAAAGATGTGTGGCATGTCCCCGATACGCCGCCGAGGCTCCTACATCATATACAGATCAAAATTGACAACGGAGTGTATGATCCTAATATTTTAAAAAAATGGTCACCTGACGATATAGAAAAAATAGAATCATACATGAGGCATGAACGTGATGACCTGTACACTTATGCAGGTCTCCAGCAAATGATTGATAAGTATTTGGTTAAAAATAGATCATCTGGCCAAATATATGAAACACCGCAGTTTGCTTACATTTTGATCGCAATGTGCCTGTTTGATAATGTTAAGGACGTTAAGACTGCTTATGATTGTTTCTCTACTTTCAAAATAAACCTACCTACTCCAATTATGGCGGGAGTCAGAACCAACATCAAACAGTTTGCGAGTTGTGTTTTAGTTGACGTTGACGACGACCTTGACAGTATTTTCTCTTCTATTCATGCAGTAGGTAGATATACAGCCAGAAGGGCGGGTATAGGAATTAATGTCGGTAGGATCAGACCTATCAATTCACCCATAAGAGGCGGAGAGGTAATACACACAGGTCTAATTCCGTACCTCAAAAATTTTGAGTCAGCAGTAAAATCAACATCCCAAAACGGAATACGTGGAGGGTCAGCTAATGTCAATATTCCTTGGTGGCATTATGAAATTGAAGACATTCTTGTATTAAAGAATAACGCTGGAACTGACGATAACAGAGTTAGAAAACTTGACTACACAGTGCAATTCTGTAAGACCTTTTACGAGAGACTTGTCAAGAATGAAGATGTAACATTGTTTAGTCCAGCAGAGACTCCGGGGCTGTATGAAGCATTTGGAAATAACGAAACCTTTGAAGAACTTTACAGCAAGTATGAAAACTCACGAAAGCTAAAGTTCAAAAAGAAGATACCCGCTAGAAAGCTAGCAGAAATATTCTCCAGAGAGAGATTAGAGACTGGTAGAATATATTCAATGAACATTGATACGGTTAATGAGCATGGCAGTTGGAGTCTTCCTGTTAAAATGACAAACCTCTGTGTAGAGATAACGCATTACACAAAACCAATCACTTCAATAGATGACACAGAAGGAGAAATTGGTATCTGTATGCTGTCAGCTATCAACCTTCTAGAGGTCAACAGTGATAAAGACATAGAAACAGCCTGCTCCACAGCGGTTAGATTGTTAGAATCTATTATAGATTATCAGGACTATCCCGTAAAGGCTGGAGAAAACTTTACGAATAAAAGAAGATCTCTTGGTATCGGTATAACTAACCTTGCTGGGTTCTTGGCAAAGAACAAGGTCTTCTATGACAACAAAGAGGCTCTGCCTTTAGTACACGAGACTATGGAAAAAATACAGTGGCATTTGATAAACGAGTCTTGTAAGATGGCAGAAAAGAAAGGGCAATGCGAAGGCTTTGAGGGAACCAAGTACTCTCAAGGGTTACTTCCGATAGACTGGTACAAAAAGTCTGTTGATGAAATTGTAAAACCGAAATATACAATGGATTGGGAAGAATTAAGAGGCAGGGTAAAGGAGTTCGGACTAAGACATTCAACTCTGTCGGCCATTATGCCTTGTGAGTCATCTAGTGTAATCCAGAATTCTACCAATGGCATCGAGCCAGTAAGAAACCTTCTTTCTTACAAGAAGGCAAAGAACGGAGTGCTAAAGCAGATTGTTCCAAACTTCGCCCATAGGAAAAACTATTACACTAAGGCTTGGGATCTACAAGATAACAAATGTATAATGAATATATCAGCAGTACTCCAAAAATTTGTTGATATGGGTATCAGCACCAACCTTTACTATAACTATGCTCAATACGAAGATGGAAACATACCACTGAGCGAGTTAATTAAAGACCAACTGTATGGATACAAGTACGGTTTGAAAAACTTTTATTATGCTAATACTCCCGATGGAGACGGAGACACGGAAAAGCAAATGAATTGTGAATCAGGAGCGTGTGCGATATGAAGACTATATTCAATACTAAAAATGTTGACCCTATGACCCAACCTCTTTTTCTTGGTAAGGATCTAGGTGTGCAACGGTATGACGTACTGAAGTATCCCATCTTCAAAGATCTTGACAGCCGCCAGATGATGAACTTCTGGAGGCCCGAAGAGATAGAACTAAAGAAAGATAGGGCAGACTTCCAAACCCTGACAGATAACGAAAAGTTTATTTTCACGTCAAATCTCAAGTATCAGACTATGCTAGACAGTGTAATCTGTAGGGGTGTACCCACGTTACTAGAATTTGTTACTAATACTGAGCTAGAAGCCTGCCTCATGACTTGGCAGTTTTTTGAAAAGATACATAGCCAATCATATTCTTACATTATACAAAACGTCTACCCAGACAGCAAAGATGTGTTTGGTGGCATTTATGAAGATGAGCAAATAATAAAGCGTGCAAATAGTGCCATCCAAGACTATAACGATCTCATGGGAATGGCTTGTGATAAGAACAGGTTGTCAGACATAAAAAAGCAGATCTACATGACTATCATTAGCATAAACATACTAGAAGCTGTCAGATTTTACGTTTCTTTTATTTGCTCCTTCGCATTTGCCGAGAACAAAAAGATGATAGGAAACGCTGATATTATCAAACTCATTAAACGAGACGAGGCGTTGCATCTTTACAACACACAAGAGATTCTAAAGATACTAAACTCAAACGAAGATGAGGGCTTTGTGAAGACAGCGAAAGACTGCGAAAATAAAGCCTGTAAAATGTTTGAATCTGCCGCTAAGGAAGAAAAGGAGTGGGCATCATACTTATTCAAGGACGGGAGCATTATAGGGCTAAACGAAACCGTTTTACACAACTATATCGACTGGTTATGTAACGTTAGGAGAAAAGCAATTGGACTACCTTCCGAGACCGGATTTAAAAATCCGATAGCAGGATGGACCGAACCGTGGCTGAATAGCGAATCAGTACAGGTAGCCCCCCAAGAACATGAAATCACCAGTTACAAGATTGGAGCTAGTAAAAATGACTTGGAAGACCTAGATTTTGGAGGATTAATATGAGTTTTGATATTCACCCAGATCAACTAGCCAGGATGAAGATGATGGAAGATTTTCAAAACAGTAAAGTGGAATCTCTAGATGATTACATTAGAAAAGTATCGCGGTGGCATAGGGATAGAAATCTCATAGACGGAAGCACTGATAAAGACCAAGCTTTAAAGCTACTGCAAGAGCTAGGAGAGCTATCAGATAGCATTTGTAAGGGAAAAGATATAAGTGATGACATCGGAGATATGTTAGTAGTTATGATTAACATTGTAGAAAGAAACAACCTAACCCTTACTCATTGTCTAAAACAAGCATGGATGGACATTAAAGACAGAAGAGGAAGAATGGTAGACGGTATTTTTATAAAAGAAGCAGACTACTCAAAATAAAGGGGCAAAATGCCAGCTAGAAAAAGGCGAGCAACGAGAGATCCTAGACACAATATTAAAAACGTGGAAGCTAAAACAGACAATCAAAAAGATTATATAGTCAGTATCGTAGAAAACGATGTGACATTCTGCTGTGGTCCGGCAGGGTCTGGTAAATCTTTTGTGGCGGCTGGGATAGCATCGGAACACCTTCACCGTGGAGAGATAGAGAATATTGTAGTGACTAGACCACTCGTGTGTGCGGGTAAAGACATAGGCTCTCTACCTGGAGAGCTAATGGAAAAAATCAACCCATACTTGATACCCATGCAAGAAAATTTTAAGCATTTCTTAGGTCAAGCGTACTATGGGCACTATTGCAATGAGGGAAAAATAACATTTCAACCCCTAGAGGTCATGAGAGGGGCAACATATCATGGAACCTATATGATTCTAGATGAAGCACAAAATTGTACCTTTGAACAAATAAAAATGTTTATAACTAGAATGGGTGAAGGTTCAAAAGTTTTAGTGAATGGAGACATCAAACAAACCGACATCAGGACGAAAAGCGGTTTAGAGGAATGTATAAACAGGCTGGACGGTGTAAAAGGAGTGGGAATATCAAAATTAAATCACTCAGACATACAGCGTAACGGAATAATTGGCAGGATTTTAACGGCACTGGAGAACTAATATGCCACACTATGATTATGGCTGTAACCACTGCGGGTTCCATCAAAGCGACGTATACCAATCAATTAAGGACAAAGAACTCAAAAAATGTCCAAGATGTAAAAAAAACACTTTTAGTAGAATCATATATGGGGGTTTGGGTTTCTTCGTTTCAAAAGAACCATCAACCATTGGGCAGTTAGCTGATAAAAACGCTCAAGCCAATAAAACAAAAATATCCGAAAATGAGGCTAAGAAAAGGGAGTCTCAACCACAAGAACAAGACAGGTCACATATTCGTAAAATCAACAAAATGACACCGGAGCAGAGACATAAATGGATAATGGAGGGCGACTAGTGAATACGAAAAGAGAGATGCAGTACATTTCTGAAAATGACCAGAAGATTATTGAACCAGAAATCACCACTTTGTACTTTAACAAACAGGGCGAAAAGGTTTCTAGCGAAAAAGAAGATTTTTTCACAAAAATAATTGGAAATAATCGCTCTGCGACCTACTATATTAGGACGCATGAAGGTATACTGTTTGACCCAAGTGGAATGAATAGCTATCGTGTAAAGTTCATAAACACAAAAATGCGTAAGGTTTCTAAAACAACTTTTGACTTCTACATGATATATCTCAAAACAAAAAATAACATTTACCTAACACGAGCACAAAGGAGCTTTCTCGATGGCTAAACAGGGACCACTCGGAACGGCAGAAAAGTTTTATATTGAGCAAAACTGGAACGGCGAGAATCTTGAAGAAATATGCACCGCTTTAGACAGAAGTAAAAGATCTGTAAAAAAACACGTAGCCCACTGTAAAAAAAATGAACCAGAACTATTTAACGCTAAAAACTTAATGGCTATCAGGGAAGGGGTTGCCATTATGACTCAAGATGCATCCACGATGGCAGACGACATCAGGGGACGTGGACTCAAGCCGAGACCAAAATGCGTTTTTGTCATAAATGAGGGTAGCTAGAAAATGTCATCAAAATGGAAAGAACACTACAGAACCAACAAGCACGTAGTGTGGATAAAATGTGAGACCGCAGACGGTGAAGAACACTTCATGTACAAAATGAGCGACTGGACGAACCTCATAAAAGCCTGTAAAGACAAGGGGGTAAAACTGAGGAGCCTTTCTATTCAATACAGATCACATGAAGAAAAACTTGATGTCACAAATTGTGACAACGTATATTTGATAACATCTATTATGGGTTCTATGGGTGTCAAGTCTAGGAACTATTTGACATATGGAAAGATAAATGGAGATAAGGTCAAAAAACAAATGTGGATTATCCCCGAACTGGTAGTAGAAAAAACTTACGATGACATTATTGACAACTGTTTTGAAGAGGCTATAATTGATGTTGAAAAAACGGAAAAGGTCAGACAAGAGTAGGTATAAACACAAGACTACTGGAGATCACTGTACCTGTGCGGCGTATATTGCTGAAATAATGTGTTTGAGAAATGCAGAGAACAAGAATAAAGGCTCGCTACCTTACAAGTTCTGGAATAAGAAGCCGTGGAACTGGACCTTCAAAAGGCAGTTACTAGCCGCAACAAGGCTATTGAAAGAGTATCCAGAAGAAGTTTTAGTCAAGGCTGTTGACTCCCCAGAGTTTTCTAGGATATTTTCTTTAAATAGCCCAAGGGCTTTGCCTATCATAAAGAAGTATAACATTGAGCATCAAAACTCACAAGGAAAAGAAAAGCAAGAGCTAGACATAAAAGAAGAGGCAACAACGAGAAAAAAATCCTTTGGTAACAAATCTAAACTTGATAAGCTAAGGAGTATAGAGCGTGGCGAAAAAGAAAGTGAATAAATTTTCAGATGACGATACTAGCAATCAAATAATCTCAAAGTACGGACCTATCGTAGAGAGTGGAGAGGAAGTACTTGACAAGCTAGAATCCTTCCAAAAGATTAGCGTTTCTCCTGCTCTAGACATCGCCCTCGGTGGCGGAATCAGAGAGGGAAACTGTGTAATCATAGGTGGAGATCCAAAAACTGGTAAAGAACAACCTATATCATCAACAGTATACACACCGTCTGGCCCCGTAAAGATGGGTGATATAAAGATAGGCGATATTGTATGCACTCCAAATGGAGGATCGGCGGAAGTTGATGGTGTATTCCCTCAAGGCGTAAAAGACGTATATCGAATTACATTTAGCGATGAGTCTTACGCAGAGTGTGGCATTGACCATCTATGGAAAGTGTCAAAAAATTACCACGGTAGACATAAAGATTGGACAGTTCTCCCGCTATCTGAAATTATTAAAGACGGCCTGTTTTATAGCGATAGACCAAAATGGAAGATTCCATTATGTGAACCTATATTGTTTAATAAGCAGAATCTACCAATAGATCCATATATATTAGGTTGCTTACTTGGAGACGGCGGAATGTCTCAAGGTACGCCAATTATAACAACCTCAGATGGAGAAATTTTAGAATCTTTCAAATGTTTTGCCAAGCACAATAATCTAAGCATCAATCATAAATCTAGATACGATTATGCAATAGTTAAACTAGAAGGTGAAACTAACGACTTGACAAATAAACTAAGAGCTTTAGGCTTGATGGGTTCTAATTCTCATACAAAATTCATACCAAAAGAATACATTTATTCATCAGTAGAGGATAGATTTGAACTTATTAGAGGGTTAATGGACACAGACGGTTATAATGATTCAGGTAAAAACGCTGAGTATTCTACCGTATCATATGCTCTGAGTGTTCACGTTACAGAAATTCTACAGTCTCTTGGTTATACAGCTAAAACACGAGAAAGAATCACAAAATGTAACGGAAAGGAGTTTAAATCTTTTAGATTACATATATCTGGCAACGATATAAACAAGCTGTTTAAACTATCGCGTAAACAATTTAATCAGTGTAGAAGCAAACCAAATCTATGTAGGACTATTAAAAAAATAGAAATTGTCAGACAAGAAGAGTGTCAATGTATCTCCGTAGATCATGCAGACCACCTGTATGTCACAGACAATTTTACAGTGACTCATAACACGACCACTGCTCTTTATTTCGCATCTAAATGTCAAGCTCTCGGTAAGAACATCATCTATTTCAATACTGAAGGGCGTATGACCAAGGAGAACTTTACAGGAATCAAGGGTTTAGATACCAAGAAGATAAAGATTGTACAAGCTACCGACGAGATGCCGTTAGTGTCCGCAGAAATGTATCTTAACACCCTAGAGATGTATGTTAAAAATACTCCAGACCTTGTGGCTATTGTTGATTCGGTATCTAATATGGTCCCCCAGGAGGAGCTAGAAGGTGAAATCAGGACCGGCGTTAGAAATAACCTGCCGAGATTAATGTCGATGTTCCTGAAAAGAATTTCTGGCGACGTTTCAAGAACTAAGGCAATACTAATATTCATACTGCATAATATCGCAAACACTGGCGGTAGCCGTTGGTCTCCAGCCAAGATGGAAGACTCTGGAAACATGGTGCAGTATCAAGCTGGCACTAAAATGAAAATTACCCATAGGGGTAAGTGGTTACAATCTAATGATGAATCTGGACCTCATATTGGGCAGGTTGCAAATTGGAAAATATTGACATCTGCCTCTGGTGGCACACCAAATTCTACAGCCGAAGGGTGGATTAGGTATGGTATTGGTATTGACGAAGCTCAAGAAATAGCACAATTAGCTAATGAATTTAGCATGGTCAAAAGATCTGGAGCTTGGTATGAAATTACAACCGCAATTGACAACTGCAAAGACCCGGTTATCAAAAATGTCTTAAAAGCCAACAGTGTGGACCATGAAGACCCAGAAGCCGTACAGAAATTCTTTAAATTCCAAGGTATTCAAAAATTGACCGATTTCTTAACCGAGAATGAGCCGATAACAAAATTCATTCACAATCAGATAAAAGAAATCAGATGAAAGTTTTAGGTATAAACGGCAGAGAATATCGGATAGACCTTAAAAAGTACATCGTTAGGAATGACGACACAAGAAAAAGGTCAAGTTATCATTTGCGAGCACGCGATATATTACGCAAATCCTTTAAAGGATACAGCGTACTAGAAGAGGTAAAATTACCAGGGTCTAGAAATCCCAGCAAAAAATCCGCTTTGTTTCTTGACTTTTTGATACCGAGTGTTATGATAGGTGTTGAGGTTCACGGCAGACAGCATTATGAATTTTGCCCCTTTTTTCATAAAACCGAGGCTGGATTCTATAAGCATAAAAGAAGAGATGCTGTTAAAAAAGAATGGTGCGAGCTAAATGAAATAACCCTCGTAGAGTTCAGCTACCTAGACTCAGACGAAGATTGGAGAGATCAAATTGACTGCGCAAGATAGGCTTCAAGATTTTTTAGACGGCATAAATAGATATATTGAAGCCAAAAATTTAGGTCCGACAGAGTTCAACGATGAGTTCAGGATACCAGAGCAGGTCTCTCTGAAAGATATGGACAACCTAACAGCAGGCGAGTGCTTTAATTATGCTTATATGCTGTACCAGTATGCTGATCACATAAATCACGAAAAAAGTCTACAGGAGACAGTAATAAACTGGTGTAATGGGTCTCTCCTGACTATAATAGTACAGGAATCCGAAAATTTTCCAACAGACTGGGTTAAGTATACGAAGCATGAAGTAAAAGAAGCCACTATAGCCCGAGAAAACGTAGTGGTAAAAAAAATACGAGAATGGAAGGATGTGGCCGAAGCCAGGGTCGCCTCTCTTAAAAACAAAGAATATACGGTAAGAAAAAAAGCAGATTGCTTGATGGAGAAAGGAAAGAGATCATGAGTGAATCTAATAACGACGCCATAATTGCTGGTATACTAGGCAGCATGACTCCCGAACAAAAACAAAATCTGATTTATCAGATAACAGGAAAACCAAATGAACCCCAAGAAGATGAAGGAGAAACAAATGAACCGCGACAAACAACAAGTAATGTCAACGAAGATTTTACGGTTAACAGAGACTTAACACAGAAAGCGAGAGAACCAGTGAAAGGCAGAAAAAACAAATGGAAAGACGAAGGGGAAGACAAAGAAATTTCTACCCCAATGTTTGAAAGAACTCCGAGAACGCGCAAGGCACACAAAATGGAGACTGTTGAGTGTCATGTATGTGGTAAGGAATTCAAAGTTGACCCAAAATACATATACGGATCTTTTCATAGATGTAATCGTTGCGGCGGAAGGTAAAAAATGTCTACAAAATTGGTTGATGTGGGCGCGGAAAGAGCCGTGCTTGCAGGGTTGTTTACGTATGGTTTAGAAGCATACGTAGACATATCCGATTTGATTGATTACACAACGTTTGGACACCAGAATAACCAAATTCTCTATAAGTGCATAGAAAAAATTCTACAAAATGAAGCATCTGTAGATATTCCGTCTATACTGTCTGCGGCTAATCAGCTTGGGTTTTCAGAATCTGTAAACACAGAGCAAGAACTAGAGTACATAAAGTCTTTAATTGATTTCCCAATCAAGAAGGAGAATGTACTATTCTTTGCCGGGCAAATCAAAAAATTTGAGTTTGCTCGTAAAATTAAGTCACTTTCCGTAAAGATTGCTCGTGACATAGACGATATTAATGGAGATGAGGGTGTAGACGAAATAATTGGGTTAATTGAAAACCCAATCATGGAGTTCTTGCGTGAAGACGACACGCAAAAGAAACCCGAAAAAATTGGAGAGGGAGCAGAAGAATACTTAGAGTTTCTAATCGAAAATAAGTGCGACCAAATAGGCATACCTACGGGGTTTGCTAGGTACGATGCTGCAATAGGAGGAGGGCTAAGACGTAAGTGCGTAGACCTTGTTAGCGCAAGACCCAAGGTTGGCAAGTCCGTGTTTGCAGATAATGTAGCTTTGAACGTCGCGTCCAGAGGTATCCCCGTGTTAATGCTGGACACAGAGATGTCTAAAGAAGATCATTTAAATAGGATCGTAGCAAACATCTCAGGGATTCCTATAAATGAAGTTTCTACTGGCCGGTTTGCTGAAGATGAAGAGAAGTACATAAAAGCAAAGGAGGCAATTCGCCAAATTGAAGATATACCATACACATATGTTAGCGTTGCTGGCTCTCCCTTTGAAAACATTCTAAACACAATCAAGCGATGGATTATACAGGATGTTGGAACAGATGAAAACGGTAGAACTAACGAGTGCTTGGTGGTGTATGACTACCTAAAGCTAATGTCTTCTTCGTCCATCACTAGTAACCTACAAGAATATCAAGCTCTAGGCTTTCAGATTACGTCTTTACATAATCTGGCAGTCAAGTATGATTTCCCATGCCTTTCGTTTGTGCAGTTGAACCGCGACGGTATAACTAAAGAATCTACCGATGCGGTATCTGGGTCAGATAGGCTCATTTGGTTATGTACATCGTTTAGTATTTTTAAGTTAAAGTCTACAGAAGAATTAGCAGAAGATGGTCCGGGTTCTGGAAACAGAAAGTTAGTTCCTATCGTGTCACGACACGGGCCAGGAATGGAAGATGGGAACTATGTAAACATGCAAATGTTTGGTGAATATAGCAAACTCGAAGAACTGAGAACAAGAGATGAGCTTATTGTACACAGAGAAACGCAAGGAGCAATTGAAGGCTCGGAGTTACCATTCAATGAAGAAGAAGAGGCATGATTTAAATAAGGTCAAAGCTATTGTCTATGAAGATGTTGAAAGACTGTTAGATAGCTTTGGTGTAGAATATGAATCAATGGGAGATATTGTGTTTTGTAAGTGCCCCATTCATGGGGGCAGCGACAACCCCAAGGCCGTATCTTTTTCTAAAAAAAGGTGTCAATGGAAGTGCTGGACTAGGGGGTGTCATGATAAAAACTGGGACATATATGGATTTGTGCAGGCAATTTTATCCAATAGAGATGGGCAGGAGAGGGAATTCAAAGATGCCCTAAAGTATATCTTAGACCTCTATTCCATTGGCAATGAATATAAAATCGATGTAGACGATAAAGCAAAAAAGGCGACGGAAGATGATTTTTCTAGAATGGTTAGACTGTTTCAGAGAAAAAACCAGTTACAAAATGTAGGCACTTATGAACAAGTGCCGACAATTGGTAACTCGCCGTATTTTGAATCAAGAGGTTTTCATCGTGACACACTAAAGTATTTTGAGGTAGAAGACTGCGAAGATAAAAGCTCTCCGATGTACAGTAGGGCTGTCATCCCAATCTATTCCGATGAAGATAGCCTTGCTGGATATATTGGTAGATCCACTAAGTCGTACATACAACCCAAATTTATTTTTACAAAAACTTTCAAAAAGACAGAGTACCTATACAACTATTACAGGGCGATAGAACATGCCCAAAGGGTTTCTTGTTTGTTTGTGTTGGAAGGGCAGGGTGACGTTTGGAGGATGCACGAGGCTGGAGTAAAAAATGCAGTTAGCATATTCGGAAAAGAACTATCAGAGATACAAAAAAACAAAATAATAACTAGCGGCGTTACGAAATTAGTAATCTTAACAGATAACGACCAAGCTGGCCGAGAGTCTAAAGTAAAGATACAGCGGATGTTTAATAGGCTGTTTACCTTAAAATTTCCCAGGCTTGTTAGAAAAGACATTGGGGATATGACTAAACAGAAGATACAAGAAACTATTCTTAAAGATTTGAGAGGAATGTACTAATGACAAGAATCATTGGAATTTCAGGAAAAAAGCAATCAGGGAAGAGTACGTCTGCAAACTGGTTTCATGGCCTTGTCTTAAAGGAACAGGGGCTGGTTACTGACTTTAATGTTGACTCTGGGGGCAAACTGGCTATTGAAACATTTGACAAGTCCCAGACAAAAGGATGGGGAGTATTCGATGTCGAGAGGAAAGATGAACCCTTTATCGAATATGCAGAAGAAGTGATGTGGCCCCATGTAAAAATGTACAGCTTTGCAGACACGTTAAAAAGTTTGTCTGTCCATCTGTTTGGCTTACATCCAGAACAAGTATATGGATCTGGAGCAGATAAAAACTCACTGACGCAGTTTAGGTGGGAAAATATGCCAAAACTATTTGATTCGCAAGCACTCAAGGTCAAGGCGGCTCCAGATGCAATAAGATCATTCAATTGGAAAAATGGGCCAATGACTGCTCGTGAATTTATGCAATTCTTTGGTACAGAAATTATGCGTAAGATGTACCCAAATATCTGGGTTGATAATACTATTAAGAAAATACTTGCTGAAGGTAGCGAGCTTGCAGTCATACCAGATGTTAGATTTCCAAACGAAGTAGAGGCTATACTCTCAAACGGAGGCGAAGTTATTCGTTTAACACGGGTTCATGAAGAAGATAGTCATGCTAGTGAAACCTGCCTTGATCCAGATAGTTTTGATCAGTCCAAGTTTACACATATCATAGAAAATGCAGACATTGGAATGGATGGACTGTTTAATAAATTGACTAAAATATACAGGGGGGCCAAATAATGTTGATTACCTATGTAAGATCTTCAAGCTACAACAACTACGCTTTTTGCCAGATGCAATACTTTATGACCTATGTACTGGGACACAGGTCTACATCTGGTAAAAAGGCAGAGTTAGGAACTATGGTTCACAAGGTGATGGAAATTCTAGCCGCCCTCAAAAAATTCCAACAGGACAACCCTCGCAAAAAGTATTTGGAGATAATAGATGATGCTGCGGGCAAAGTCAGAGTACACAAGGACCGTCTTTACACTGATGAATTTGTAGAGGAGTTAGAAGAGTTATCTTACCAGTCTTACCTAAAGGATTCTCCTCACAAGTGGACTAACGCAGACAGGAGGGCAGTTCACGAGCTATCCTGGAAAGCCCTGAATTACAATGAAGGGTCTTTCGACCCAAGGAATAGAAACGTGGTAGATCCAGAACCACACTTTGACATTCCAATTGAAGAAGATTGGGCAAAATTTGAATATGAAATGCCAGACGGCAAAAAGGTAAATGGACAATTAGCAATAAAAGGCACAATTGACCTTGTAACTCAGGTTTCAGATGATACAATAGAGGTTGTTGACTGGAAAACTGGCCGTAGGGTGGATTGGGCAACAGGAGAAGAAAAGGACTACGAAAAACTATGCAAAGACCCCCAACTGTTACTATATAATTATGCTATATCTAAGCTGTATCCCGACTATAAACAGGCAATTATGACCATTTTCTTCGTGAAAGATGGAGGCCCGTTTAGTATGTGCTTCGACAAGAAGGACCAAGAGAAATTTCTTAAAATGTTGAAGGATAGGTTTCAGGAGATACAAAAAAATCAACTACCCAAACCCATAAACAAGAATAGAAGCGACTTTCGATGTACGAAATTATGTCACTTTTACAAAAACAACTGGCCGGGTACAGATCAAAAAATGTGTATTTATATAGAGGAGCACCTTAAAAAACATGGTATGCAAAAAACAGTAAGCGATTGTACGCGAGACGGATTCAATATTGGCTATTACGAAGCACCCGGCTAAGGAGAAAACAAAATGCTTGATATACGAACAAACAGAAGAGATTTCATTAGAGTTGGTGGACTTGGTTTAGGCTATTTGTCTTTATCTGACGCTATCTTTGCTGAGGATACAATATCTTCAAATGATAAGTCTGTAGTCTGGGTTTGGCTGGGTGGTGGTCCTACACAGTTTGAAACTTTCCATGCTCCAACTGACCCCGTTCCAGATACACACTCATCTGTTAGTGACGTTGTGACTCACAGCAACGGGCTTGCATTTGGTGGATTGTTTAAAAATTTGATCAAAAGAGGGGATAATTTAACAGCCGTAAACTCTTTTTCACATGGGGATTCTTCTCATAGACAGGCCACCCACTGGATGATGACGGGTCACCGCAACCCTAAGAGGGAAACGACTGCTGACTCAGAATTTCCTGGACATGGAGCAATTATATCGTCTGTTTTTGGGTCTAATCATCCAAAAAATGGAATGCCAGCTTATGTCAAACAGGGTAAAATCGAAGGTGAGCAGCCAGCATTTCTTGGTGGAGCTAATAAACCCTTTGACCCAAGTAACAAAGAAAACCTGATCCCCAAGGTCGCTATTGATAGACTTAAGGATAGGAAACAGCTATTAGGTCTTTTTGATAGCAAGAGAAAGTTTTTCTCTAATCAGGCTAACTCTTTCGAAAAAATAGGTGATCAAGCCTACAATGTCGTCTTGGGTAACGCTAAAGATGCGTTTGATCTAGACCAAGAAGACGAAAAGGTAAGAGAAAGATATGGCAAGGGCGGAGTCGGAGACCAGATGCTTCTAGCTAGACGGTTAGCTCAGTTTGGCAGCAAGTTTGTTACGGTCCATTATGGTGGCTGGGACATGCATGGAAACATAAAGAAGGCTCTTGAGGGGAGGGTTCCACCAATAGATAAAGCCCTTTCCGCATTTGTTGATGACATCTATAATATGGGCATGAGTAAAGATGTCCTGCTTGTCGTCACAGGAGAATTTGGTAGAACTAGATTAAATGCTAACTCTGGCCGCGACCATTGGCCGTCCATCACACCTATGCTTCTATCTGGTGGCGATTATGAGCACGGTAGAGTTATTGGCAAGGCCGATAAGGGGTATTACCCTACCGATCAAAAGATTGGTCCAATAGATCTAGCGGCAACTTTGTTTGACCACTTTAGCATAGATGCTAAGATTCAGAGAATGGACCAAGCCGGAAGACCTCGATACTTACTAGATGGAGACGGGCAGGTAATACTATAGTATTATAGGATGTTATATATAATTTAATCGCAAGAAGGGGTGGAATATGAAGAACTTTATCTTAGGTTTTTTTGTGTGCTTATCTTTGTGTTTGTCCTTGTATATAGGATGGGAAGGCTATAGACACGTACCAATCTTTATTAAAAAAATAAAGGTTCCGGTTCCTGTGCCAATCCAAGCTCCACAAAGACAAATAAACCCACCTCTTGTTGCCCCGGCTCCCCTGTTACTACCTCCACCAGAAGAGGTGAAAGATTTCGTGTTAAAGACTAGATACAGACAAACCCAGGGTTAGAGAATTTTTTAGGAGTAGATAATGCCCATCCCATCCAAAAAGGGGAAAGAAGAAAAAAACAAATTCATGGGTCGCTGTATGAGCGACACCAAAATGAAAGAAGAGTATCCAGACCGAAAGCAACGCACAGCAATATGCATTAGTAAAGCCTGTGAAGGTATTGACTATGTAGAATCAGCAGACTTTCAGTTTACATACGAAGCGTTTGGATTTGAAGAAGAGGTCGATGAATCAAACTTTGTAGTGCCAAAAAAAGAAGATTATGTTGACTTTTCAGAAGATGAGGAAGAGTGGAAATTTGCTATATCAAAAGAATTCAAATACCAAGACCCAAAAACCGGTGAGATATTCACCTACAATAGGAGAGGTATCTATAAAAAAAACGGAAGGGTTCTAATACCCGTTAGAGCTTCTGAATATCAAGGCAAAGCCGTAAAACTAAATAAGCCATTTAGAACACCTAACGGCCCTAAAAAAATGAGCGTGTACGTCAAAAACGCCAAGGGTAATGTTGTTAAGGTAAACTTTGAACCAGAACGCCGAAAATCATTCAAGGTATGTCATAACTGTGATAACCCTGGACCAAGATGGAAAGCTAGATACTGGTCTTGTAAAGCTTGGTAAGGACTGGCGAGGATCAGGAGAAAATAATTGGAAATCAGCGAGATAGATTTCTCAAAGTGCCAGTGTCCAAGTGCTGGATTTTGTCACGTTTTCGAAAAAGAAATGGGCACCAAACCTCCGAACTGGCAGTGGTGTCAAGATGCTACACGGGGAGAGAGAGTAAAACATTTTGTAGACACCCAAAACTCTAGGCGGAGGATGGTCAACGGGTTTTCATGTCTAGCAAATCTACAAAGACCTAAATGTAGAAAGCACGACGTGGACAAAAAGTGCATTGATAGATCAATCGCACTTGCCGAACAAGAACCAACAACGTGTCTAGAAGATGGGGATGTTGAAGTTCTGCTGCTGACACACTCCAAGCAGCAGTTTAACAACGAAGATGTAGATATTCCAGGATTAAAAATACGCAACCTCAACGAGCTAGACATAGATCCAAAATACTCAGACAATAAATGGGCCGAATCCAGAGTCTACCTAGCGGATATAGATAAGCTATTTAAAAAAGAATCTAAAATTGTAGGAACCTTAAGCGGATCTTGGAATACTAAGTGTCACAATCATTATGACATATATGATTTTATCAATTGGGACGTTTTACCTCACGTATTAGATCAAGAAAGTAATGTAATCTTATGTGCCGCTTCTATCTGTAGTTGTTCTTGGGTAGATTTTGACAAGCAAGGCGAAAAAAAAGTATTTGATTTTATATTTTCAGATTTTGATCACGATCTAGCTTTTGAATTCCTAGACTTAGTTGGTATAGAGCCAGACTTTGGAATAGCCGCGATCTGGCAACAGATTGTGTCTAAAAGAAATCTATACGAAGAGTTACACGGGTTCTTTAACGAAAAGGACATTATCCCCAAAGTAGACTTTTTCTGTAAAAAGAATGAAAACAGGATTAAGCCTAGAAGTGAATACTACAGCAAGAGAGTGCCAGCCTACTGGTGTGAATTTGCATCCATAATGTGGCAGATGTCACAAGAGGATTTGGTTTTTCTACCGTGTGGACATCTAGATGCAAAGTGGTATCAAGAAAGTCAAATGCAAAAAAGGGCTGAAGAATGGGTGTGAATAAAAATAAAGGCATAGCGGCATAAATATGAAAGTAAAAAAACCTAAAGTATGTATAGTCGGAATGTCTGCGTCTATTAGAGGCAAAGGATGTGGAGAAATTATAGACTCACATGATGAAGTCGTAAGAGTAAAACATTTACCAGATCCAAACATGGCCCACGACCTAGGGAGAAAAAGCAGCACCTATGCAATAATAGGTGAACAAATTGGTTGGCATAAACCCTTATCAAATTACACTAACCAGCAAAATATTAATAAAGTTTTGATTGTTGATAGATGTTCTCCTGCTTCTAATTTAGGTGTCATTACAGACCGAGAGATAATCGACTTTATAGAAATGTCTGACAAGCAGACAGACTACTTTAGTATGCAGCATTTATTTGATACTTATTCTTTAATTCTCGCAGCAACAGAAGATGGCACAGGATTTCGTTTTCTGACAACTGGCCTATGCGTTATATTGTATTATCTTAGGACGCACCATAGTGTGAGTATAGCTGGTTTTGCTTCACAGGATGAAACAACCAATTACCCATCATGGAAACCAGAACTTATAGATGGTGAGCTAGTTTATAAAAGAACAGATTTTACTGATCCTCACGGAGCACACGATCTATGCTCTGAGATCAAAATTATTAATTTATTAGTTGACAACAAAAAGGTAAGAAGAATATATGACTAAAGCCACCTCAAAAGCCAAAGTTGTAGGGATTATTCCAGCAAGGTTAAATTCTAGTAGAATTCATCAAAAGGCGTTGATACCTATATGCGGAATGCCCTCAGTAATTCATGTCCTAAAAAGAGTCCAACAAAGTTTAGATATTTCAGATGTTTATGTTGCTACAGATAGCGAAAAGATAGCTTCCTTAGTTAAAGACAATGGAGGCAAAGCTGTAATGACATCCGCCAAAAATAAAAATGGCACAGAAAGAACAGTTGAGGCTATTCGTAATATTAACGGAGATGTATTTGTACAAATTATGGGTGATGAACTTTTGTTAAATCCTGAACACATTAGAGTAAGCTTAGATGCGTTAAAATCCTCCGAGAGTGCGGATGCTTCGATGCTAGTCACTGAATTTAAAAAAGAAAATTCAATAGGAGATTTTAAAGTTGTTACAAATTGTTATAATGAAATTATGTATATCTCTCGCGGGGATATACCCTGTTCTAAAAAAAATCCTGTTGATTATAGATTAAAAGCCCATCATATAACTTCTTGGAAAAGAAGCACTCTTGAAGCATACTGTAAAATGCAACAAACACCAATGGACAAAATTGAAGATCATGAGTTCCTAAGACTTATTGAAAATGGCTATAAAATAGTTACAAAAAAAGTAGAGAGTGAATCTATTAGTTTAGATTACGAAGAAGATATAGAATACATAACGGAGAAGATGTTGAACGATAAATTCTTTAAAGAATATAAAAATATTTAAATGGAAGTACCATGTATGACTACTTGGTTGTAGGATGTGGTCTGTTTGGTGCTACATTTGCTAGACAGGCTACGGACAGGGGCAAAAAATGTCTAGTCATTGATAAAAGAGATCATGTAGGTGGCAATTGTTTTACGAAAAAGAAGCTGGGAATAGATGTCCATGTCTACGGCCCTCACATATTTCACACAAACAGCCAACCCATATGGGACTACATCGGTCAGTTTACAGACTTCAATAACTTCACCTACAGACCAAAGGTTAACTACAAGAATGAGATTTATTCGTTTCCAATAAATTTGATGACCCTGTATCAAATATGCGGCGTATCTACACCCAGCGAGGCAAAAGCGTATCTAGATAGCGTAAAAATTCACAATGAATCTCCCAACAACCTAGAGGAGTGGATATTATCACAGGTCGGCAAAGAATTGTATGAAAAGTTTGTTTACGGCTATACGTATAAGCAGTGGAATACAGATCCTAAAAATTTACCAGCATCAATCATAAAAAGGCTACCGATTAGGCTAGCTTATGACGATAACTATTTCAACGACAGGTATCAAGGCATTCCCACAGGCGGGTACACTCAGATATTTCAAAATATGCTAGAAGGAATTCCTGTCGAGTTGGGAAAAAACTACTTGACAAACCGTGAATCATATGATAAAATGGCTAAAAGAGTGGTTTACACCGGAGCGATAGATGAGTTTTTTGAATACGAATATGGAGAATTAGAGTGGAGAAGTCTTAGGTTCGAACACAATGATCGGAAAGATCTAGATTTTCAAGGTGTGGCGGCGGTAAACTATACAGATGTAGACACGCCGTACACCAGAATAGTTGAACACAAACACTTTAACAACACGGGGCAAAAGGATACTGTTTTTACTAAAGAATACCCCCAGACGTGGACGAGGGGCAAAGAAAAATTTTACCCGATAAATGACAAAAAGAATCAAGACAAGTTTTATAGATACAAGAGCCTGATAAAAGATAAGTACATATTTGGCGGCAGGTTAGCTGAATATAAATATTATGATATGCACCAAGTTATTGCATCCTCAATGAGCACAGCAAAGAAAGAGCTAAAATGAACAGAAGACAATTCATACAACATTCAACAGGACTAGCCACCCTAGCCAGTACTTCGCTAACATTTGGTCAACAGATTATACATAATCATTCCAAACTTCATAAAGACCGAAAGGCAGCGATATTGATCTGGCTGGGTGGCGGTCCTCCTACTATTGACATGTGGGACTTGAAGCCGGGAACCAAAGAGGGCGGTCCTTTCAAGCCAATTAGCACAACTGGTGACTTCCAAATCTCAGAACACCTACCACTTCTCGCTCAGAGAGGGGGTGATTTCTCGCTTATTAGGAGTATGAGCACCCGTGAGGCAGATCATGGGCGAGGCCGGTACAAGATGCACACGGGCTTTGCTCCCAACCCTCGAATGGTACACCCGTCAATAGGATCGGTTGTTGCCAGTGAGCTTGGACCCCTAAACAAAGGTTTGGAAATTCCAGCTTTCTTCTCCATCGACACAAATAGTCACGGTGGTGGGTTTCTAGGGACGGCTTGGAATCCCTTTTCTGTTCGTAGCAATGGAACTGTACCAAATCTTGGGGGCGACAACCTAAACGTCAACAGACTTAGAATGCTTTCGGTAATAGAGGATAATTTTATAAAAAGCAATCGTGGGGAGATGCCAAGCGATCACAAGAAGCTACTTGAAAAAACCTTTAAGCTGAACACAAGTCCGCAGATGAATGCTCTTAAAATTGAACAGGAACCCGCACAGGTTCTTGAAGCATACGGCAATACAAGTCTAGGTCGTGGAGCACTTATGGCTCGGCGTTTGATTCAACAGGGAGTCCCATTCGTAGAAGTTGGCTTCGGAGGTTGGGACTTGCACAATATGACGCATGAAACCCTCCAAACAAAACTGCCACAGTTAGATAAAGTTCTAAATTCTCTGATTTTTGACCTAAAAAGATTGGACATTTGGCAAAATACTGCTATAATATGTATGGGGGAATTTGGTCGCACACCTCGTATCAACCAAAATGCTGGTCGTGACCATTGGGCTGCTACGTGGTCCTCATTTGTTTCCGGAGGTCTATTCAAAGGGGGGCAGGCTATTGGAAAAACCTCACCTGACGGAAAGACAGTTGATGGGAAGTCGTACACCGCTTCGGATTTGATGGCTACAACTTTGTCGGCATTGGGAATCGACACAGAGAAAAAGCATACGTCTAAGAGCGGCAGACCCATTAAGATGGCAAACGGCGGCAGTGTAATTAAGGAATTACTATAAAAGGAGTATTGAATGCCTACGACCACCGGCGAAGCGGATAAAATTGTACAGATAATGTCGAAGTATTTAAAAATTGAAGATGCAGCTTGCCTCATTGAGGATCTTTTTGAGGGCGTTGCATTAACTACCTGTAACTATTCGGTACGCTCTAGCATCTTTATGTTAAAAAGAATACTAGATCCAGATTTTGTAAACAGAATGGAAGTAGAAGTTTTTATTAAACTATCTAAAGAGTGGACGCAGATGCAGGCCGATGAAGCCCTCTCTGATTGGCACTCCGTATCTAAGATGGATTGGCTTGGATTGACACTAGAAGAATATCAAACTGTATCAGAGCGTATGTTGCAGTAAACAATTGTGAAAGAATTGATCTCATAACCTCGTAGTTCAAACTGGTACTACGGTTAATCCGTAGTTTAGTTTCATACTACGTTGTTATGTTTTTGTTGAGAAAGAATATGAAATACCCACTTTGTAACTACACGCACTACTCGTTGCTGAAGGGCTTCTCTAAGCCTAAACAGCTATCCCAAAAATGTGTTGAGAATGGATACGTTGCCTGCGGAATCTCTGACTACAAGTCGATATCAGGCGCGGTGTCGTTCTACAAAGCCTGTAAGGATAGTGGAATAAAACCAATTATTGGCTGCTCATTCGACCATTACATCCTGTTTGCAAAAAACAAGCAGGGGTGGTTTGATTTGATTGAGATTGTGTCTTCCTTAAGTCCAGAGGGTAACGAGTACCTTAACATTACGAAAGAGATTTGTCAAAGAGGGAACCTGATTTGCATTACTGATGGCGAATATAGCGATTCTCCATGTGACAGGCGGTTGACATTCAAGCAAAACCCACTTACGTCACCTTCTCATTACATTGAGCGTGAACACGCCCATCTTCATAGAATACTGCTGTGTTCAGCCATGAAAACGACTCTACCGAAGGTTAATACGCTTGTGAGATCTGGCAAGCTAGAGAAAAACGAAGAGTTTTTCATAAAAGATACATTTCATCTAAAGTCTCTTGCAGAAATGCCCGACGATAAATACGGTGAGTCATGTTTAGAGGAAATCTACAAGCTGTGCGAAGATTATGAGATTCTTAACCCGCCAATGCTTCCGAAGTTCCCAACCCCAGAGGGTGAGTCCGAAGAAGGACATTTAAAACAACTTTGCCGCGAAGGGTGGGTAAAATTCCTACATAAAACCGGGAAGGTAAAAAGAGAAGAGGACAAGAAAACATATCTTGACAGATTTACTATGGAGTTTGATGTAATCAAGCAAGCTAAACTGTTTGGATATTTTTTGATCGTACAGGATATTATTAGATATGTAACAAATCAGGGGTGGCTAGCTGGTCCGGGTCGAGGGTCTGCTGCTGGGTGCCTGATTTCTTACCTCATTGAAATTACTCAGATTGACCCAATTGAGTTTGATTTATTATTTGAAAGGTTTTATAATGCAGCCCGCACTGATTCACTTCCAGACATTGACATGGATGTTCCAGCTAACAAACGTGATGATATCATTGAGTATCTTAAAAATACTTACGGTAAAGATAACGTGAGTCAGATGCTTACATTTGGCAGGCTGCAAGGTAGGAGCGCCTTAAAAGAAGTGCTGCGTATTAGTGACGTGTGTAGCTTTAGCGAAATGAACGAGATCACCAAGTCCATTCCTGACGAAGCTGCAATTTCTGACCAGTTACAAGAGATGGACGAAGAAGATAGATCTATCATCAGATGGGCATTGATCAACAACGCCGACGACCTTCGTGATTTTTGTTTCATTAATGACAACGGAGATCTTGACGGTGATTACGCTGAATTCTTTAAACAGGCAATTGAGATAGAGGGGACATTTAAAACTCAAGGCAAGCATGCTGCTGGAGTTGTTATATCGGCAGAACCTCTACCAAAGGTTTGCCCGATGGTAAATCAACGCAGCGGTGGAGAAAAGATTGCGGGACTTGAAATGGCAGATTTAGAAGCACTAGGACATGTTAAGTTTGACGTGCTTGGACTAACACTTTTAGACAAGATAATGAAAGTTGAGGAATTGATAAATGGCTAACCGAGATATAATTGTATTTGACTTTGAAACAGGCGGTAGAGACCCCAACACATGTCAGCCTACACAGTTGGCTGCTATAGCGTTGGATGGTAGGAACTTTAAGCTGAAGGGGTCTTTCAATAGCGAGATCCGTGCAGAGGTAGACGATGAAAAGGCCGTTAAGAAGGGTTTAGGCCCAATCGAAGAAGGTGCCCTAAAAGTTACAGGTAAAACCAGAGAGGGTATCGCAAAAGCTCCACACTTGAAAACCGTATGGAAAAAGTTTACTCAGTTTGTAGACAAGTATAACTGGAAAGGTACACCTTTCTTTGCTCCTATCCCTGCGGGCTTCAACATCATTGGCTATGACATGATTATCATAGACAGGTTGTGCCAAGAGTTTGGACCGTGGGATGACAAGCGTAAACGTCAAAAGCTGTTTAGCTCAGTCTACAAGATCGACGTTATGGATAATGTATTTATGTGGACAGAGGGCGATCCTAATGTGAAGTCTATAAGCATGGACTCTATGCGTGAAAGAATGGGGATGTCTACTGAAAACGCCCACGATGCCCTTCAGGACGTTAAAGACACCGCGAATATCATGATCAAGTTCATGAAAACGCATCGTGCTGTATACCGTAATTTAAAAGTTGACAAAGCCTTTGCAAACGGTGATGTGTATGTCTAAGATTGACTTGGAAGACAGCAAGACTTGGGACTTGTTTAAAAATGGTTACACTAAAGGTGTATTCCAACTTGAAAGTAATTTAGGTAAGTCATGGTCTAAGAAGGTCGCCCCATCGAACCTTGAAGAACTATCGGCCTTAATAGCGATTATCAGACCAGGAACACTCAAGGCCATTACCGATGGTAAGTCGATGACTCAGCACTATGTTGATAGAAAACATGGACGTGATGAGATTACATACCTACACGAGTCTTTAGAAGAAATCCTAAAACCAACTCACGGCGTCCTTGTATATCAAGAGCAGTCTATGCGTATAGCCCAAAAGTTAGCAGGATTCGACCTAAAGGAAGCTGACGAGCTACGTAAAGCTATTGGTAAGAAAAAAGCCGATCTCATGGCGAAAGTAAAGAAAGCTTTCCTAAAGGGTGCGACTAGTAAAGGAATCGTTACCAAAGAAACCGCTGAAGCTATCTTCAGTTGGATTGAGAAATCTTCCCGCTATGCATTTAATAAATGTCTAGATCCAGAAACAGTTGTCTACACTCCAAACGGACCTAAACTTCTTCACGAGATAAAGGCTGGAGATAAAGTATTAGCACCCAAAAACGATGAAGAAGATCATTACGTTGATGTAGTAGATGTAATAGATAGCGGAGAAAAGGAAATATATGAAGTACAAACGTCTGACGGCGACACAATTAGATGCACACTGGATCATAAATTTTTATGTGCTGACAAAAAAATGCGCCCACTGAAAGAAATAATCGAAGGCAATGTTGAGATTTTTGTGTATAATAATTAGTATGAGCTATATTAAATTTAACAGGAGGCTTACTAATGATTATACCAAAAGAAGAATGGAAAGCGTGCAAGCTATGTGGTAAAGATATTAATGAAATAACAAAAGATCGAAGAAGAATGGGGGCATATAAATCCAACTACTTTAAAGAACACCTAGAAGATGAACATGACGTTACCTTAAATGACTATTTTGATAATAAAATCAAATGCCCTTGTGGTATTTGCGGCAAGACGCTTGACATTGTAACAAAATCATCAAATATAGCGTATAGGAAAATGGCATGTGGTAGAAATAAAGGTTTACTAGACTGGGCCGAAAAGGCCAAGAAAACAAGAAAGGGTTCGGGGAACCCAATGTTTGGCAAAAAACCTTGGAATTTATCATTGACAAAAGAGACATCTCCATCTATAATGAGCGTATCCCAAAAAATGTCAAACAGAACGGTTTCTACAGAAACCAAGAAAAAACAGAGTGAAGCTGCAAAAAAAAGAAAAGTACATGGTCATACGGGGTGTAAGCACTCAGAAGAAAATAAGAAAAAATTTAGAGCAAACACTCTTGAAATGATTAAAAACGGAAAATTTAAACACACGGACACATTGCCGTCCTTAAGATTTGAATCCTTTTTACAAGATTTAGGTATAAGTTACGAAAAAGAAAAACATAGATTATATTGGAGTTTTGATTTCTACTTAAAAGATTTAGATATCTACATAGAAGTAGATGGAGATTATTTTCATTCTAATCCGAAGATATACCACAACGGACCAAAAACAAAAACACAAAAGGTAAATTACTATAGAGATAAAAGGAAGAACGAATATTGCATCAATAATAATATAAATTTGATAAGATTTTGGGAATCAGATATACTTGGAGATGAAGAATGCGTAAAGCAAAAATTATCAGCATTGAAAAAGCTGGACTGAAAACCTGTATGGACATAGAGGTAGATTCAGAGGACCATATATTTTACGGAAACAATATGGTCGTATCTAATTCTCACAGTGTAGCATACGCTAAAGATGCTTACATGGCAGCGTGGTATAAAGCTAATCATACTAAAGAGTTTTTCCTGTCTTACCTGTACCATGCTGCTGACAAACAAGACCCGCACCAAGAAGTATACGAACTGGTATCTGAAGCTAAACTGTTTGATATCGAAGTAAAGATACCAAACCTTACCAGATTTAGCACAAAGTTTGACATACTTGGTAAAGATATTTACTTTGGTATTAAAGATGTCAAGTCGTTGACTGGAGTATCTGGAGATAAAGTTATCTCCATTCTTGAGGAGGTAGAATCGGAGACCGGCAAGAAGTCTAAAGACTTTACATGGCTAGACGTGCTAATGTTTTTGTCTCCAAAAATCAATGCTACCTCATTTAAAGCTTTGGCGTCTATTGGTTTCTTTAGCACAAAATCAACTGGAGTATCTAGAAATAAAGCACTGTATGAGTACGAAATATTCCGCATTCTAACAAAAAAGGAACAGGAATGGGCGATTAACCATCACACCTCTAATGTAGGGTGGCAGAACCTTAAAGACTGCCTCACGGCTTTACAGCCAACAAAAAAAGAGGGCGGTGGAACAAGCACCAAGGCTCGTAGTCAGGTTATACAAAACGAGCTAGACATGATTGACGATCCACCGTTTAGTCTAGACGACGATCCATCGTGGATTATCGATCAAGAAATCAAGTTTCTGGGTTGTCCAGTATCTCTTGCTAGAATTGATGCGGCAGACACTTCGGCGGCTACCACGACGTGCAAGGAAATCGTCGATGGGAAGCATGGTAAAAACCTATGTGTTGCAGGCAACATTGTTCGCATAAACAGCGTCAAGACAAAGAACGGCAAAAACCCAGGGCAACTAATGTCCTTTTTAACAATTGAAGATGAAACATGTATACTTGATAGTGTCGTCGTATTTCCAGAGGCTCGAAAGAAATACGAGTATATGCTATATGAAGGAAATAACCTGCTTTTCTGCGGGGATGTAAAGAGAGGGGATAATTCTCTCATTATTGAAAAAATTTACGAAATTTAATTGGAAAAATTGAGTTCTCAGACTATAATAGGGTGTTGTTAAATATTACAGCGAGTTGGGGTTCAAGACGGTATTACGGTTAGTCCGTAGTTCATGATCATACTCCAATCGCTTTTCAAATTGCACACTATTGAGGGGGCAGGAATGAATGTCTGTACTTTTACGGGTTTTGTAGTTGATGACCCTGAATTATCTGTCGAAGGGGGAGTCAGTGTTGTGGAATTTACCCTTGTATCCTATACTTATAGGAGGTCTAAGGCGACTGGTGAAAAAACCAGGATACCAACCTATATTAACCTAGAGGCATGGCATACCGGCGCTGAAACCATAGAAAAGCTAGTGGACAGAGGCACAAAAATGACTGTGTATTGTTCTGCTCGAAATGCAACGGAAGAAGATGGATCTATCGTCTTTCGAGTTAATGAATTTGATATTTGCCAACCCGAAAAGGACTAACATGCAGAAAAAGCGCATACTGTTCTGTAGCGAAGCTACATTTTTAAATACCGGATATGCCACATATACACGAGAAATTCTCAATTACTTGCACTCTACTGGCAAGTATGAAATTGCAGAAATGGCATCCTATGGGCAACGTAACGACCCGCGAGCAGCAAATATACCGTGGAAGTATTACGGGGTTATGCCTAATAGAGACTGTGAACCAAAAGCCTCACAGGAAGAACTACAGGCATATGACTCAAAAGGTACAAATCAGTTTGGAGAGTGGATATTTGAACATGTGTGTTTAGATTTTCTACCAGATGTCGTATGTGACATACGCGACTTTTGGATGTTAGATTTTGCAGAGAGGTCTCCTTTCCGGCCCTACTTTAAGTGGTGTTTTCCAGCGGGAACTCCAGTAGTAACCGATTTTGGATATGCGCAACCTATAGAAAGCTACATGGACAGACATCTAAATGGTGAAAAGGTGGCAACACACCAAAACAGGAGGAGAAAAGTAAACAAAGCAAGCTCTCACGTTCACAAAGGTTTAATGGTAAAAATCAAGGCAGAAGGAATGGCTGAACCTCTGGTTTGTACATCAGATCATGAAGTTTTAGTTACAAAAAAACAAAAAAGAACTTGGAACAACGAAACCAGAAGGTATCATAGAAAAATAGATTCTATCGACACTGCATTAAAAGATTTTATACCATCTTCCGACTTAACAATTGGTGATTATTTAATGTTGCCAATAATGGAATTGGGACACGGAATTGACTGCAATGATGAAGATTTATGGATTAATGGTCATTTTATAGCAGATGGATCCGCCAGAGAAAAATACAGAATATCTTTTTATTTCCATAGTGACGAATCAGATACCATAAAGAGAGTAGAAGAATATTTTAAGAGTGAAAATGGAGACAAAAAGGTAGATGGAAACAAAACAACATTAAGATTTTACGGAAGGCATTTAGTAGAAAGATTTAGTAAATTTTATGATCAGGATGGATTGAAAATTCTCCCATTATGTTACAAAAACCTGAATAAAAAACAAGCTAAAATACTACTTGATGGATATTTTTCTGGCGATGGCTGTGTGACTAGAACTAACCACAACACGCCGTCTATAGAGATGTTTAGCAAGTCAAAAACTCTAGCTAGACAGGTGGCTGACATAGGAAGGTCTCTGGGATACTGTTTTAGACTAAATGGATCAAGAAAACAAGAAGGATATTCGATCAGGCTGAGTGGTCATAAGTGTTCAGATTTCTCTAAGGAGCTTATTAGTAAACTTTCGTCTAATACAGAAAGCTCCAAAAAAGATTTTACTAGAGTAATGATCAAGGATGGCTATTTCTTAATGCCTGTGACACACATAGAGTCTTACGAAGACGAAGTGAAAGTATATGACATAGAGGTGGAAGAGGATCACTCTTTTATTACCCATTGTGCAGTACATAACTGCGTCATGCCCACTGTAGACGCAAGACCACAGGCTAGACAGTGGGTTGCAACATATGCCGGTGCAGATGCCTGTTTTACATACTCGGATTGGGCGGGTGGTGTTCTGACGGATCAATCAGGAGGAAAGATTAACTACTTAGGAAGTGCTCCACCGTCAGCCCACCCCGCCTACCATCCAGTAGAAGACAAAATTGCCCACAAGAAAAAGTTTGGAATAGATCCAAAATACAAAATTATAGGCACGGTTATGCGTAACCAGCGCCGCAAGTTGTACCCAGACCTCTTTATAGCCTTTAAAAAGTTCCTAGACCAAGCCAAGAGTAAAGATTACTATCTCTACTGCCACACTAGCTACCCAGACTTGGGGTGGAACATCCCCGAACTCCTACAAGAAAATGAGCTTTCGTCACATGTTCTCTTTACATACATTTGTAACGAAACTAACAAGCCATTTCCTTCGCTGTTTAAGGGTGCTGTAGCACAATCTCCGTTTACCGGAAACTGGTGTGCGACCCTATCTAACGTAAAGAACGGGGCGTCATACGAAGACCTCTCTTCTATCGTAAACCTGTTCGACCTTTATACTCAGTATGCCAACTGTGAAGGTTTTGGGCTTCCGTATGTAGAGGCTGCGGCTTGTGGAATACCAGTGTGCGGCACTGACTACTCTGCTATGGAGAGTGAGATTAGAAAACTGGAAGGGTATCCTCTTAAACCAGCAGCCTTGTATAAGGAGCTAGAGACAGGTTGTTTACGTGCAGTCCCAGACAACGATGCTGCCGCAGGATTTTTCCGCTCCTTCTTTGAAGACAAAACGGATGAGGATAGAGCAAAAGAGGGTGAACGGACTAGAGAAAACTTTGAGAAACATTTCCAGTGGCATCTAAGCGGCAAGCAATGGGAAGACTATTTTGATAGCTTTGAGTCCCTACCAATAGAGAAAACATGGGGTGCTCCACCTCGCATACACCAACCAGAAGAACTTCCACAAGACCTTCCAAAAGATGTACCATATGGAGATTTAGCAAGGTGGTTAATCGCCAAGGTGCTCTGTGAACCAGAAAAACTAGGGACGTTCTTTGAAATGAGACTCACTAAAGATCTGACATATAAAACCACCACGTCAATGACTGGAGGTATGTATTTCAATGAGTCTTCAGCGGCGTTTGATAATCCTAATATGCATCAACCTTTTAGTTTACAAGATGCATACAATAATCTAAGAGGATTATGTGATCGTAGAAACAAGTGGGAAGAAACCAGAATCAATAGAATGAAGCAGTTGAAAAATGCTTAAACTAAATGATGTCACGTTGCTCTCACTGTTTTGGGGTGACAATGAGCACTCTAGAAATTCAGTGAACTCTATGCAGAATTGTATTGATAGGGTTGAGTTTGGTGGTAAGATTATAATAACAGATACTGAATCAGCAAAACGATACGACAAGTTCATACAAGAAAACGACATCACAGTCGTATCTATCGGTGAATCGATCTCCTCAGACCTCAAGAACGACACGGAAAGAGAAAAGTTTTCAAATGTATTCTTAAAGAAACTACAGGAGGGTGTCAAAACTGAGTTTTGTTTAAATGTTCAGTCAGATTCTACAATAATAGATCAAAGCAAATGGACAGACGCTTTCCTTGAATACGACTATATAGGAGCACCTTGGCCAGAACACATTTTAAGAACAAGTGATATGTGTCAGGATAAAGTTAAGTGGTTTCCCAATGTAGTAGGAAACGGCGGGTTTTCCATAAGGAGCAAGCGATTTATAGACTCTTGTTTTAATCTAGAAATCTTCCACAAGAATGAAGACCTAAACATTTGCGTATTCAATTACTACAACATGGTAAACAGGGGCGTTAAGTTCGCCCCTTCAGAGTTAGCGTATAAATTTTCCGTAGAGCACCCGATAAAAGAATTGGGCAATTACGACAGGCGAGTGCTACCCACATACGGATCTTTTGGATTCCACGGAGACTTTAATCCGGCAGGAATGGAAAAAATACTATAGAAAACCCAGCTCCAGACTGGGCTATAAAGCTAAAGACGACTTGAATAGGAATCAATTATGAAAGTTTTATATATTAGCTACTACAAAGAAAGCAACTCAGATTGGGCTGATGCTGCAATTAGCAATATGATAGCTCTGGATAAGGTTGGTATAGATGTAGTTGCTAGACCTGTAGTTTTAACGGGCAACGGAGAGACACCTAGAGAAATTAGACACCTCGAAAACAAGTCGTCAGAAGGTTGTGACGTTTGTATTCAACATGTTTTACCAAATCACCTGACTGGTAGCACAAAGTTTAAAAAGAATATAGCATATTTCCCATGCGACTCTGTTAACATGAACCATTTACCTTGGTTTGTTAACCTGCAAGAAATGGATGAGGTGTGGGTTCAGAACGAGTCGGCGGGCTGGATGCTTCACGAAGAGATGGAAGTGCCAGTGAGGGTTGTTCCGCAGGGTTTTAATATTGAGCATTACACTAAAAAATACAAAGATCTAAATATACCACAAGTGAAAGATAGATTCAAGTTTTATTATACTGGCGAACTCAGCGAAAGAAAAAACATTGACGCAATAATTAGATGTTTCCACGCAGAATTTGATATTTCAGAACCAGTGTCTTTAATATTAAATGTGAGTAAAACTGGGTTTAGTCCAGATCAAGTACAACAAGCCCTTGATCAGAAAATTTCACAAATCAAGTCGTCACTCAGAATGTATTCAGATGTTTCGGAATACCACAAAGACATAATAATCTCTCACGATGTTAGTAAAGAACAGACTTACGCTCTGCATCAATACTGCGATTGTTTCGTGTCTCCTTCGCGGGGAGAATCTTGGCCTGTTGATTCGTTTGAAGCGATGGCATTCGGAAGTACGCCCATTTGTTCTAACACTGGAGGGGCTTCAGACTTTATAGATGACGAAGAGGAGTTGACCGGCAAATTGGTTAGCGGGAGCTACGCAACCTGCCAATGTTCAGACGCGCCTTTCCCAGACATGTTTACTGGTAGAGAGTACTGGTTCAACCCCTGTGACATGCAAATTAGGAAAGCGATGAGACTATACTACAAAAATAAAGACAAAAAACGGGAGAAGAAAATAGCTGGGCTTGAACGTGCCAAACTGTTTTCACACGAAAAGGTTGGCAATATTATGAAGGAGTGGATTGTATGAGCAATCAAGTGGCATCAATTATTAGCAACAGTGTGGGCAAAAAAGAAAAGTACAATATACTTACTTTTAATACACATGAAAGATATCAGACTCAACTCTCGAAAACACAGCACAATTTTTACGCCTTTAACTCGCAAGGGATGAAAAGGTGGCTTACTGAACACGCGCCAGTGCCTGATCGGTATTACAATCTACCAGACGACTGTATCTACACTGGGCTTGGGTTTGATTTTATTTTAGCTCAGAGTAAATTTGGCCAAATACAAGCAGCCCATAAAATTAACCAAGTGCTCAAGCTCCCGATTGTAGCATTAGAGCATACCTTGCCGGTCAAAGAATGGTCATACGATCAGTTATCACAAATGAAGCAGCTAGTTGGAGATATCAATGTTTATATCTCTAGACACTCTGCCGACGAATGGGGGCTACCACAAGAAAACCGCGACGTGGTTTACCATTCGGTAGACGCAGATCTGTTTAAACCCGACGAGGATACAGAAAAGAAACGTCAGGTTCTCAGTGTTGTTCACAATTTTGTAGACAGAGACTATTGTTGTAATTATTCTGGTTGGCAGCGTATAACAAAAGGCTTACCCACAAGGGTTGTAGGGGATACTCCTGGACTATCTAAAGCAGCAGACTCCGTTGAGCAGCTAGTGAGGGAATACCAAGAGTCAACAGTATTCCTTAATACGTCAACTCTTAGTCCAGTGCCAATGGCTCTGTTAGAGGCCATGTCTTGCGGATGTGCGGTTGTTAGTACAGCAACCTGCATGATACCAGAAGTTATAGAAGATGGTGTTAATGGATTTATTTCAAACGACGAGAACGTACTGACACAAAGAGTAACCCACCTTCTTGACAACCCAGACGAAGCCAAAAAGTTAGGAGAAAAGGCCAGACAAACAATACTAGAAAAGTTTAGTGAAAACTCGTTTGTGAACAACTGGAACAATATCTTTAACAAAGCATACGGACTAAAAAAATGAAAATACACGCAGTAAAACAGGGTGAAGTTGCCATCGAGGGATACAAAAAAGTAGAACTTGATCCAAGCTTGACGTTTTTTGGATTAGAGGATGTTTCGGACAACGAAGCACAAGAAATATTTGCAAACGATATCCTTGATTCTATTCCCTTGGAAATGACACAGCAGTTAATTTCACACTTAGTCTCAAAGCTACGAGTCGGAGGCAAACTAATTGTTGGAGGTACTGAATTTAGAGTATTTCTAAGAGTCTGTCTCAATCAGGGCATACCAGAAAACCAAGCAATAGAAACCATTAGAGCTAACAACTCAATGACGAACCTGAAAAATCTCTGTGACTTGTTATCTAGCATGGGTCTTGAGGTTGAAACAAGGAATATTAATGGTATACATTGCGAGGCTCGATGTGTCAGAAAGTAAGCCAACCACAAATTGTAAGCACTGTGTATTTGCAGTCAAAAACTCCGATGGGGATGAGCAGATTGGCTGCCTGTCAGATAGAATCTCTGCTTTCAAAAAAAGTGGGACATCGGTAGTTACAACGACTGAAGATAATCAGTCATACTACACAGTGGGAGGACTCTGCAATCTTTTTAGAGATGAGTCTTGGAAACACTACGAAGAAGCCAAAAATGTAGGTCTGTTCGACAGAGAAGATATCTACCTAAGCAAAGCCAAGCAGGAGATATCTACATCGTTTGGATTTGTTATTTACGATAGTGAAGAAGAGTGTGAAAAACTCAAACAAACAGTACACTCGGTGGGACTATCCTACCCCAAAAACAAAGTAAAAATAGTTATTTCTGCTACTGGCCGGAAAAAGAATATTGCAGACTACATTGAGCTTGTAGAATCATTTATACAAAAGGGTTGGAAAATTGAACTGGTTATAAACTCCGAAGAAAGCCCGAAACACGTAAGAGATCTCGACGCCTTTGGGAAGTGTGCCCATCTAGACTACTTAGCATACTGTGATAGTGGGGCCATCTTGACGGAATCGACCTTGGAAAAAATCAACTCAGCACTTAATTATAAGCTAGAAAAGATAATTACCTTTTCACAGAAATCACTATTCGGCCCGATCAGCTTTATTATGAAATCAATAGCTAGTTCTGAGTATCTCGAACATAATGATTTTCAAAAAATGTTTGAGAATGTTAAAGATCAATGCCTTAGCAATAACATGCATAAGGAACTTTAGAACAAGTATGAGAAAAAAATCTCAATTCATAACCACCCCTAGCCCCACTAATAAGACCCAGGGTGGTGAATTAATAACTATAGTCTTGCTTGCGGAGAACTATGGATACAGAATGAAATCAAAAGGTGCTCTCTCCCTTGTAGAAGTGAAAGGGAAAAGCCTTTTAGAAATACAGATACAAGCAATAAGGGCCGTCTTTACTAACTTCGAAATAATACTTTGCTGTGGATATGATTCAAAAAGCGTATATGAATTCATCCAAAAAAGAATAAATAATGTAAACATTAGAATCGTTGAAAATCAGGTTTATGAAAACTCAAACTGTTGCGAAACAGCAAGAATAGCACTCAACAATACACTGAACGAGAAAATTATTATTATGAATGGAGGCTTGTTGATTTCTGCATCACACCTGAAGGAAATAGATACACAAAAAACCTGCATACTAAGTCAAGCCAACAGAAAGATGGAAGACTTTGAGATAGGAGTCGTAGAAAGTGAATCCCGAGTGCAAAATATGTCTCTGGGCGTGAAGGAGAGAAGATGGCTAGACCTTTTGTTTCTAAGCGGGAAAAAAAACGTAAAGACATTTTATAACATAGTAAGCTCAATGGATTTCAAAAACAGGTTCTTGTTTGAGGCTATAAATGAGCTTACACAAGATGTATGTGTCGAGAACGTAGACATTAGAACAACAAGGCTGTGCAAAGTGGACAGTATAAAATCATTAAAAAGGATAGACACATGAGAGTTCTGATAGACAATTATTCTTCTAGAACAAGCACGGAGCCGATTTACTTCGAACAAACCATGAAGCGGGTGGGCATTGAAGCCGTTGTATGGAATAGAAATCAGATCAGTACCTATGATGTGTTTGATAGGGTTCAACCAGATTTGTTCATTACGCACTACAAGCATTTAAACAATGACATCATAAAGTACCTACTTGGTTCTACAAAACAAATAGACTTCGTGCTGAATGTAACCGGTCTCAATGAAAACGAATTACCGACACTGAATCAGATACTACAGGACTTAAAGTCAAAAAGAGTGAAAACACCATTTGTTTTTTCAAATACTCCACAGGGGGTGTTAGAAGCCCGGCTAAAAGATTTTAAAACTCACAGCATTCTGCCGGGTGCCGACCTCTTTATTCCAAATCATGTTGACTTGGATTTCGAAATAGATGCGGCCAGAATATACATGGGAGAGATAGACCATGATTTTAATGGAGAGCACAAGACATACCACAATATAGAAATAGGGGAAAAAACGGAATTCTCTGACTTTGCATCCACGGCGGTGGATATGATGCCCCTCTACTTAAAATACAAGCAGATATGCTTTATAGGAAAGCCTCAAGACCTCGTTTCTCAGCTTTTGTTTGACGCTAAGATACGTCATGACAACGTAACACTATTGTCAAACGATCAAGAAAAACTCAACAGCATTTTAGATGGTGTGTATAAAGCTAACTTTGCATCTCCTCAAGACATAAAGAAGAAACACACCTGCTTACACAGAACTAATAGGTTGCTATCGAAATTAAAAGTAACCATCAACCAGCAAGCCTTAGACCAAATGATGGAGAGTCTAGCATGAATATTTTGATACAGTTTCCAACGCTAGCAAGGCCAACCAAGTTCCTGAAATGTCTTAAACTATATACGGATATGGCAAGCGGCAACCATTCGTTGTTCTTTAATGTCAACTGTGATGCAGATGATGAGACAATGAATTCCTCTCACATCAAGCGTCAGGTATCAGAATTAATTTATGGATATCATTACCTAGACGGTCAAATTAATTTTGACAAGAATACCAACAAGATTGGTGCCATAAATTCTCATATTAGCGACTGTAATTTTGATTTTGATATTGTGGTTTGTGCTTCAGATGATATGATACCACAAGTTTATGGGTGGGATGATGAGATAGCTTCAGCTATGACTAAACATTTTCCCAATCTTGACGGGTGTACCCACTTTAATGATGGATACACTAATATTAGGTTGATCACCCTGTCTATTCTTGGTAGAAAACTATACGAACACTTTGGCTACATATATCATCCAGACTACAAAAGCCTGTACTGTGATAATGAGTTTACACAGCAAGTTCATAAGATCGGCAGGGTGGAATACATAGACAAGGTTATAATCAAACACGAACACTATGGAGAAGAAGGAAACGAAAACTCTGGCGACTATGACTTCGCAGCGGAAAAAACCTTGAGGTTTTCTGGTAGAGACGAGCTTGTTTTCAGTGAAAGAGAAAGAAGAGGATTTCCCAAATATAGGATAACAGATGACTAAAATCATATCATTTAGCTTGTGGGGACAAGACCCAAAATATACAATCGGTGCAATTAGAAATGTCGAGCTAGCCGCAGAAATCTATCCAGGGTGGACGTGTAGATTTTATACCGGGGAAGATGTTACGGATGAGATCAAATCTAAACTACTTGACCTCAAATCAGAGGTTATTGAGATGGGCGGGGCAGATTGGAACGGTATGTTCTGGAGATTCTTTGCTGCTGAAAACGCAGACATCATGATCTCAAGGGATACAGACTCTAGACTTGGAGAAAGAGAAAAAGCAGCAGTAGACGAATGGCTTGCTAGTGATAAAGACTTTCATATCATGCGTGATCATCCGTACCACCAAACAGAGATCCTTGGCGGGATGTGGGGTTGTAGAAATGGACTACTGAAAGGTATTAAAGGTATGATTCAGGATTATGACACCAAAGAATATCACAACAAGTATCAAGTGGACCAAAATTTCTTGAGAGAGGCGGTTTACCCAATAGTAAAAGACAACTCTATGGTTCATGATGATTTTTTTGAGAA